AGAAGTTACCTAAAACTAACACGGATTATTCACTTGAAATTAGATACAGACTAAGAGACGGACAATGGTCCGATTGGTCAATGAAAGGCAGAGGCGCATTTGAAAGCATAGAAATAGTCCAGAGGCAAATACGAATATTGGCAAGCGCTTATCAAGGCAGAGAAAAGGAAGTCAAATTTGAATGGAACGGATGGCTTTGCGATTTTCAAGGTAAGCCAACAGGCGAAGTAATTAGTTTAAAGTAGATAGTTTTTTTGGGTTTTTGTTTTAATACTAAAGCCTTGGTCAAGTGATCAAGGTTTTTTTATACCTTTGAAAAAAAAATATGAAAATTAACGAATTAGGTTTTTGGGAAACTACTGACGAAACAGGACACATACACGACCTTAGTCTAGCAAATGCGATTACGCAATATTTTTTAAATAATAAAATTAAAACAGTTGTTGACTTTGGTTGTGGTTTAGGTAAATACGCCAAAGCCTTTAAAGATGCTAATTTGGTCGTGGAAGCTTTCGATGGCAATCCAAATACGGAAACATTAACCGAGGGAATTGGACGCGTTTTAGACCTATCAAAACCTTTCTATTTAAAAAAGAAGTTTGACGCAGTTATATCTTTAGAAGTTGGCGAGCATATACCAGCTGAATTTGAGGACCAATTTATTGACAACATAGCTAAACACGTTAAAAAAACGCTTATTATTTCTTGGGCAGTAGAAGGCCAAGGCGGTAGCGGACACGTTAATTGCAAAAACAACGATTATATTATTAAACAAATAACAGAACGCGGATTCAAGTACAACGAAAAAATAAGTAATGAGCTAAGAAAGGCGGCAACGAATGCGTCTTGGTTTAGTTATACTTTGATGGTTTTTGATAAGGTTTAGCGGTCGCTAGACTTTTTTTTATCTTTGACTGATTAAACAGTTTATTTCAGATGGGACAAAATGGAGGCGTAAGGCCAGGAGCTGGTCGAAAGCCAAAAGCTGACGAAATTAGGATAATTGAGCAAATGGATGCAATTGCAGTTCCAGAGGAAGCCTGGCAAGCGCTTTGGAATCGTTGCAAAGATGGTGACATACAAGCAATTAAATGCTGGTTAAATTATCGTTTTGGAATGCCTAAACAATCTATTGATGTTACAACTCAAGGCGATAAAGTAACTCCTCCAATTGAGTGGCTAAAATCTAAGTAATGCACGCAATAAAATTGTTGGATAAATACCAACCGCTTTTTTATGAGCATCCAGAAACTAGATATTATTTAATAACTGGCGGTCGTGGCTCCGGTAAATCTTGGACCTTGTCAATGTTTCTTTTAAATCTAACTTATGAGGAAGGCCACGTTATTTTGTTTACCCGCTGGACGCTAACAAGTGCGTTTATTTCGATTATTCCCGAATTTATTGACAAAATTGAGTTGATGAATAAGGAGGGCGACTTTGAAATAACGCAAAGCGAGATTATTAACAAGGTTACTGGGTCTAAAATTCTATTTAGAGGCATTAAGACCAGCCAAGGGACTGCAACCGCAAACCTTAAATCAATTGCTGGCGTTACTACTTGGCTATTAGACGAAGCAGAGGAATTAGTTGACGAGGATATTTTTGACCGCATCGACCTTTCGGTTAGGGCCGTAGACAAATCAAACCGCGTATTGCTAGTAATGAATCCAGCAACCAAAGAGCATTGGGTTTATAAACGTTTTTTTCAAGATTACGGCGTAAATTCTGGATTTACTGGAGTTCATAAGGATTGCACTTATATTCATACCACATATTTAGACAATATTGAAAACCTTAATCCAACAATTATTGCAAGGTTTAATGAAATGAAAGAAAGAAACCCAATAAAGTATAATCATATTGTTTTGGGTAATTGGATGGATAAAGCTGAAGGCGTAATTTTTGAAAATTGGAAAATTGGCAATTTTGATACCTCTTTGCCTTTTGGTTTTGGTATGGACTTTGGTTTTAGCATTGATCCAACGACATTAATTAAAGTTGCTGTTGACGAAAACAATGGTATAATTTATTGCGAGGAATGTTTTGCAGAGGTTGGTTTAACAACTAGCGACATAGCCAAGCGCATTGGCAAATATTGCCAACCAAACGAAATGATTGTTGCAGATAGCGCAGAGCCAAGGCTAATAAATGAAGTTTACAATTTAGGATTTAATATTATTCCTTGCACTAAAGGACCAGATTCGGTAAGGTATGGCATTAAAAAAATGCAGGATTATCAAATTATTGTAACTCAAGAAAGCAAGACAATTATAAAGGAATTAAATAATTACGTTTGGAATGATAAGCGCAGCGACACGCCAATAGACGATTACAACCATACCATTGACGCAATACGTTATGCGTTTGATAAACTTAAAGCCAATGATTTTTGGCACGTTTAGGTTATCCAATGATTTTTTTATATTAATATCCTATTTTTACAAAAAAAGACGCACGGAATGAATTACTTGGACCGCATCAAATCACTGATTGGCTTAAATAAAAAAGATTCTACCTATTTAAACGCCGTTTTCCCATATTTAGGCAATAACGTCATTTGGACGGCGCCAACAACTCAAAATTTTATTGAAAAGGGTTTATACCTTAACTCTGACCTTTATTCAATAATTAATTTAATTATCAATAAACTAGCTAGCGCTCCAGTTGTTACCTACGAAATAAAAGATCAAAAGGCTTTGGCATACTACAAGTCAATGTCAAGTCAAATGGGAAATAGTGGCGCAAAATGGTCCGCTGAAAAATTAAAAAGCCAAGCACTTGAGGAAGTAAGCATTCCAGAATTAGACAGATTGCTAAAAAAACCAAATGAGTTTCAAACATTTGATAATTGGATTAAAGAAATAGCCGCGTTTCGATTAATTACGGGAAATGCTTATATGTATGGCGCACGTCGTGGCGGTCAAGAAAATGCACCAATTATTGCGCTTTATTCTTTGCCTTCTCAATATATGGAAATCATATCTGGAGGTTTAAACCAACCAATTAAAGAATATAGGTTAACATATAATGGTTACGAAAGAATTGATGCAGCAAATGTTGGACATTTAAAAAATATTAATTTAAGTTATCAAGCAGGGACGGCAAACCATTTGTACGGTGCTTCACCTTTGCGTTCAGCGGTTCGTGATTTAACAACTTCAAACGATGGTAAGCAAGCTTTGTTGTCAATGCTTCAAAATATGGGTGCGCGTGGTATTTTAACTGGAGATGGTACGGTTAATATTACACGCGAGCAAGCGCAAGGTCTTAAAGAAGATTACGCAAATAATTATCAAGGCGCAACAAAAGCTGGAGACGTAATTATTACGCCTGCAAAACTTTCTTGGGTGCAGATGGGAATGAATGCCGTGGATATGTCTATTATTGACACGCAGAAAGTTATTTTAAGATCATTATGCAGAGTTTACGGAGTAGATGCAAAATTGCTTGGCGATACTGAAGCAAGTACATTTAACAACGTTGAAACGGCTTACAAAGCTTTAATTAATAATGTTGTAAGACCTTTACACGTTGAAATTAGGGACGTATTAAACAATTGGCTTTTGCCAAGCTACGGCAATAAAAATCTTTTCTTGGATTTTGATTATATGGCATATCCTGAAATGCAGGATGATATGGATAAGCTTGTTAGTCAATTGGCTCAAGCTTGGTGGCTAACTCCAAACGAAAAGCGTTCCGCAATGAATTATGGCGAATATGACAACGATTTAATGAATAAGCCATTTATTCCGCAAGGATTAATGACCTTAGACGAATACGGAGCGCAACCAGTTGACAACATAGACAACGTGGGAGACTATGCCGAAACCAACTCGTAAAGAAATTGCGCTTGCCAATCAATTAGACGCATTACAAAGGCGTTACGAAAGGCGATACGAAAAGCAAATTTATACAGCTTTAAAGAAGCAATTAAAACCGTATTTGGATGCTATTAAAGAAGCTCCTGGCAATGTTCAACGTTTTGACCTTATTACGCCTGCACCTTTAGCAGATGTTTTGGAAAATCTTTATGTTATTGCTGGCGTTGCTTATGCCGATGCAATGTATAACGCAATACAACCGCCAAATAAAGCAACAAAAGAACAATTACGCGCACAATGGACAGACTTTATGCGCAGATTTGCCGTTACAAACTTATCTGGTTTACTTATTGACATAAACAGAACCTCCGTTAATTTAATTGAAAGGCTAGTAAAAACTGGATTGGAGCAAGGTAAAGGTATACTTGAAATAGCAAAAGCAATTGAGCAATCAGTAGCAACAATTTTTACAAATAGATCAAAATTGATTGCAAGAACTGAAATGGTAAAGGCAACCAACACGGCGGCAATGCAATCTGCTGCAACTTCTGATTTTATGTACGAAAAAAAATGGGTGCCAGCTACTGACCAACGTACAAGGCCAGATCATATTGCAATGCTTAATTCTGATTGGATACCTTTTAACGCTAAATTTACCGTTGGCGGAATTGAAATGGATAGACCAGGTGATGCAAGTGCGCCAGCTTCCCAAGTATGCAATTGCCGTTGTAAGGTTGTTTTTAGAATTATGCGAGACGTTGACGGCTTACCTATTCGTAAATGATTGCAAAGGTAATTAATTTAGATTCACGTCTTGATAAATGGCGAGCGTGCGAAATAGAATTAGGTCCGCATTTTGAATTGATTCGTGTTTCAGCAATACGTCACGAATGGGGTTGGGTTGGACTAGCAAAAACATTTAATAAAATATTTGCAGAATCCGAAAGCGACGTTTTAATATTTGAGGACGATGCTACTTACCGAGGTTGGGCGACTAATTTAGAAAACGCAATAAAAGATTTACCGGAAGGCTGGGAAATGTTAATGCTTGGAGCAAATATAAAAGACCAAAGAATTGACAGAATAAATAATACATTGGCTAGGACTTACGGCGCTTGGACAACGCACGCAATTTATTATT